GTGTTCCAAGAATAACCATCGTAATCTTGAGCTTTTTGCAGCCATTTCCAGATAAACCTGCTGAAAGGCTTGGCAAAGATAATCGCGTTGCAGAGTCCAATGGTTCCTGATTCGCAGAATTCGTGGCCAATTACAGCTTGATGGTCGAACCACTTCTCGGGAAACGGAGCAATCGTCAACGTGTCAGTGTCGCAGTAAACACCACCCATTGCGTACAAGACGCTCAACCTGATCAAATCAGTCCGATTGGCGTAATGCCCAACAACCCTATCATTCCAAACCAACGGATTGTCGATCAGCATCACCTTGACGCGGACTTTTTGGATCAGCTTTTCCCAGTGTTCACCTTTTGGCTCTTCAGGACACCAAAGATGCACCGTCCAGTCCGGGTTGTTGATTGCGGCAGAAGCTATTGCAAGCCTGTCGCAAATATGGAAGCCGTCGTCACCAAGACCGTGTACGAAGTGTATGTTTTTCATCCCTGTCGCGCCAAGTTAGACTCAGCAGTTGCGTTCGCTCGTTGAATGTCCGCCGTCGTCTTCGCATTCCGGCGAGCCAAGTCGGCCATCGCCTTCGTGTTCTGACGCTCAATGTTTGCCATAGTCTCGGCATTCTGGCGAGCGATTTTCGATTGAACTTCCGCGTTCATCACGGCGGTCTTCGGATCGACACCCTGCTGAATCGCCATTGCCTGCTGCTGCTGCGCCATCGCTTGAGCCTGCTCCTGAATCAACTGACCAAGTTGTTCGATGGTCTGACTAAGCATCTGCAACTGCTGCGTGTAAGCCTCGACCTGCGGTCTGCGCGTAGGATCGGTGGACAAACGCTGGAGATGATCCTGAACGTGTTGACCGATGCCCTGAAGGAAGAGAACAATCTCCTGCGGATTACCACCCTGCTGAAGCGACGAAGCAGCCTCGTTCGCAGCCGCAAGATGCGTGTCGATGTGGACGATGTGATTCTGCGTATCGGTGACGACCGCCATGTTGCCCTGGCGCAGCGATGAATGCTCAAGGACGGCCAGAGCGGTCTGATCTTGAATCTTCGAAGTCTGCAACTGACTCGGCAGATAACGATCAACCATTTGCTGACCAACCTGAGCGGCGATGTAGTCCTGCAAGAGGTTAACTTTGCCACCCTCAGGCAACGATCCAAGAAGTCCGAGGAGCGAGCCAAGAAGCTGTTGTTTCGCAAACTGAGAACCTTGGCCAACGGTGCGAGTCGCCTCAACGTAATCGATGTCGAGCATGGCCTGCTGCGGAACACCGCGTTCACGGCAACGACGTTGGAATTCAATGGCGTCCTTATCCGAGCGGGTAATCGGATTCAGATTCGGATTGGAGGCGCGGCGATACCGCTCCTCAAAGAAAGAATCGAGCTGCGCGTAATACCGGCTCAACTGCGTCTTACCGATTGCTGACTGCTGTGCCACGATGGCTTGGACTTCATAGGCCGTGCGCGGGTTGCCCTGCGGCTTGCTGAGCGATTGGCGATACTGAGAGAGATTGCCTTGAAGAACATTCTCAAGGTCCGCGTTGACCGCCATAGGAGCATCCAGAACGCCAGCAATGTTTTGTTGAATGACTTCATAGTCGGGCGGGAGAATAGCATACGGTCCTTGCTGAACGACACTCGTCTTGCTGAGCGCATTGGGGTTGAGGGGGCGGAAAAGAATCTGCGTCCGGGCGAACGCGCTATCGACCATTGAGCAGCGCAGGCGATTCTTCAGCTCCATCGCCTGGAGCATCTTGATGCCCAAGCCTTTGACGCCGTGATGCTCGCCATCGCCACGATCGTAGTACATCGGATGAATCACCTGCTCCCACTTCTTGAAGCGGCGCAACTTCCGATACATGAAGTTCTCGCTGTCACGCTCATCAATGATGCAGTGGCTGATCTGACCATCAAATTCCTTGTAGAAAACATGACACATCAGTACCACCTCGGAACGAGCTGAGAAAGTGATGTCGTTCGAGCGAAGCTGACGCTGGAAAAACTCCCAGTCGTACTGAACACCGGAGCGGTATGGCTCGGGCATTGCAGCGCGAATCCGCTGACGGACATAATCGACATTCCACCCAGCGGCTACCGCTGCTTTCTCGTCCTGAATCTTCTCGAACAGGTCATCAACACCCATGCGAGTGCGGACGCAGGCCACCTTCCAATCACTGACATTCGACTTGGTTCCATCGGGAACAAGAAGATCCGTCGCCATGATGGCTTTGCAGCGCCAGTTGGTGCTGTCTTCAAAGATCAGCGGACCATCACCAATCAAAACCATCTCGCGCTGAGAGAGCTGAACGATGTAATCGAAATCTTTGTCGAGCTTCTGAAGCCGGTCGAACTCCTCGGTGATGATCTTCGACCAATCCTCCCGCTTATCCATGTCATTGCCGTAAGCGGTGCGAATGTTTGCGTAAGTCGGAACCTCAGCAAACACATCGTAGAAGGCTCCCATAGCCAACGAAAGAAATGCTTCCGACTCGCGGAAGTTGACATTGGTTCGGAACGCTTGGTTGTTACGTCGAAGCTCTGCCGGATTGTATGGCGGATTGCCATCGACTAGACCGCGCAGTTTAGCCCGAGTGCTATTACGAAGCTCGTCGGCCATAATGAGCTTCTGGAAGATTTCACGCGCTGATGCCGCGTCGGCTATGCGCGTTTCTGGCGCTTTACCGTCTTCGTTGAGGGTTTCAAGCGGCAGTTGGGCTAGGTTTCCGTACATGGTCGTTTTTTCCAGCAGTGGGCCGGAAGGTTTTTGTTCTCTGTAGCGTCCGTAAATTTATGGAGCGTTTCAATGGGAAACCACACCATGCTTCTGATAAAGCAACCGCAAAATTCGCAGCTTTGAAGGCTTTCGTCTAGGGGTGTGCTGCCATGCTGGGAAAAGGTTTTGACCGCTTCTTTCAGCACCCGAGCGTTGCATCCCGTGCATCCGAGCGGCTTACGGTTGTAGATACATGTCGAGCAGATTGACGCTCTTCGAGTCGCTTCCGCTTGGCTTACCTTGCCTCCACCAACGGTCAGACCGTGCAAGAGGCTCATACTAAAGCGGATTACATCGCCAATTTGCAGAGATTTACGTCCTTCTGGCTTACGGATTTCAACCTCGTTGTACATACAGTCAGCACCGTTACGACACGCATACTCGGTGATTAACGTGTCGAGATTTTCGGGAATTTTAATCGCGTTGGCGGTGTAATGGTTACGAACGAAACCATGAAGCTGCGGCCAAGATCCTGCCATGATTTCAATGCCGGTTTCGGGAACACGATAATGCCACCCGCCAGGTATGACCATGTGTTCGTTCAACACTTTGTATCCGGTAAGGTTGCTGTTCATAAGTCGTGGTAATAAATTGAATCAGCATCTCGAACGAGTTTTTCCCAGACCTTATCCATTCTGCTTGCTCGCGGTTCAAATGCGGCGGTTTTGCGGACTAGATCAAGCAAGACTACAGCAGCGTCGGCCAAGTCGGGCGATTTTCCGGTTCGTTGCTTCATCACCGTTTTGGATTCGACGCTTATCTTTCGCTTGGAATCGTCGAACATTCGACCGCAGAACTCCTGCAACGTCTCGATGTCCATGCCGCCAACACGCTCCTCGACGACCCATTTTCGCATCGAGAACCAGAGTTCTGTCACCTTGCGGTCGTATGCTTCATTGCATGGCCTACTGTCCTCGTCGCTGACCGGGATGGTTGACGGAGAACCACCAAACTCAACGCGATGAACCACGCCCCATTCGCGAGTCAGAATGTCGGCCAATCCACCACCTTCACCGCTTGAATCCAGAGCGAATTTGTCCGGTGCAACGCCGCGCTTAGCGCATTCCTCTTTAACTCGATTGGCTATTTGGTAATGCACCGGCTCGGTCAGCGCGGCATTCGGTGAGATTTGAACTACATCACCAAAGAGTACACTCGCCTTGTCGTTTGCGGTGCCAATCTTGGCAAAGCGAAGGATACACCTGTCGCCACCAAATCCCGGATCAAGTCCGGCAACAATTTGGACATTGGTCGTAAACACCAAGTTTCTTGTAGGTGTGTGCGTCTCAATCAGTGATTCAGACAACACCGTCTTGACCATGCCGTCCGGCGCCCAGAATCCGCGAGTGTATTTCCAGAATGTAGGGCTTTGCTCGCCCTCATGTCGCATAGCGGATAACACCTGATCATGCGTTATGAGGTATGGATACTTTGTTCGCCCTTCGCTGATATTGGGCGATTTCATGCCGTCGAACCGTCGGCACATCCCGCGTTCGGTCAGCCAATGCTGATCCTCAATCGTGACGCTGCGCCACCCCTTTGCCGGTGTGCAGAAGCGTCCGTGCGGATCGTACTTCGAAGCAGGGTTTCCGATGACCAGCATCTTGAACTCGCGGCAACCCTTGGAAAGGTTTGTGCAAGCCTCAAACGCTGCCTCGGGGGTGTCCGTTGCTTCGTCGATGATGACCATCACCCGCTCGGCGTGAATACCTTGGATGTTGGCCACAGCCTTCGAGGTGTTACCTTCGGCGACGGCGATAGCGGAAATGGAATGGCGGTCGTCACCTTTGACAGCCTGTAAAGCCATCTTCGAATCGACCATGTTGCCTGGGAACCCGCGAGACTTACGGACCAGATCCTGAAGATTGGCCCACATACGCTTGCGGATCATCTTCGCGGTCGTCGAGGTCAGGACAACGGTGGACTTGGAAGGGTTGGCCAACCACCAGACGGTAGCGAAAAGTGTTGCCCCAAAGGTCTTGCCGGACGCGCCGCATCCCGCCCATCCAACGTAGTCGTGTTCGCAGAGACTTTCGACTTGAGCTTCAAGCCACGGATTCCAGCTCATCTTTGGCCAGAGCATTTTGGTGGCGTTAACAAAATGGTCGAAAGTACCCAGTCCGCCCTCATTGGGCTGGAGCCGGTTTCGAAATGCGTAAAGCTCAAGCTCAAGATCGGGTATCTTGACGGGTGAACGAATTCCGTACTTGTGCTGAATTAGTGGATGCTCAGTGGTTTGATCTGCCATTTTGACCTTGCGTTAAAGATTCGTGGATTCAGAGTTTTAGGAAGGTTATGCCTTCGCAACCATACTTCGGTTCATCCTGCTCGTCACCATGTGTGACGACTACCGAATGCCAGCCTTCAGGTGATGATTGTGCCATTATTGGCGTAATGACCATCAAAATTGGGGAGCAGTTTTCTGTTTCGCTCTTTGTTCCGGCGAATCCTCCGATTTCGTGGGCGGGAATTGTTGGCTACTCTCAGATCAGGGACGCGTCAGGCGTTCTCCTCTACAATTTTGGAACGGTTGCTGGAACCGTTGATGGCAGTGGCAATGCGACAATCAACTTTGTGGCATCTGGTGCATCGACTGCAATTTGGCCTGCTGGAACTTACTACGTTGATTTTTCGTTCGCGGTTGTGCCGACGTTTGGCCCGAAAACCACCGGAACCTACAAACTCATCGTCTGTGACGGAATCACAGTCATTCCATGAGTAGCTACGACATCTCCATCCAATTTGACGGAGCTGGAGTCGTATCAACGATTTCTGAGAACGAACTGGATTACACGCTTAACGTCGTAAACATCGTTAACAGCAATATCGGCCCACAAGGTCCGGCAGGTCCACAAGGTCCAGTTGGCCCTCAAGGTCCTATTGGTCCGACTGGCGCAACAGGCGCAACAGGCGCGACTGGTCCTCAGGGAAATACAGGTCCGCAAGGTCCGCAAGGAATCCAAGGCAACGTAGGCGCGACGGGTCCTCAAGGACCAATAGGTGACACTGGTCCGACTGGCGCAACCGGAGCAACTGGACCACAAGGTCCTCAAGGAAATGTTGGTGCTACTGGAGCCACAGGAGCAACTGGACCACAAGGGCCAATAGGACTTACTGGACCAACAGGTCCGCAAGGTCCGCAAGGTATTCAAGGAGATGTTGGGCCTCAAGGTCCGCAAGGTATTCAAGGAATTCAAGGTCCGACCGGAGCAACGGGAGCAACTGGCGCGACGGGTGCAACCGGACCAACAGGCGCAACTGGTCCTGCTGGCCCTGGCGTCATAACTGGAGGCGTTGCTGGACAGCTTTACACTAAAGCGTCTTCAACCGATTACGACGGCACTTGGGGAATTACAATCACCAGTGGCACAGCATCACCAAGTGGCGGATCTGACGGAGACATCTACCTTCAATACATCTAATTTATGGCCGACAACGTAGGATACACACCGGGAACAGGTGCGACGGTAGCCGCTGACGAAATCGGCGGAGTTTTGCATCAGAGGGTAAAAATTGGCGTCGGAACCGATGGTGTTGCCGTCGATGTATCGGAAGGAAACCCGATGCCGGTGGCTGCGTACGGAGAACTCATCGAAGCTATTGAGGCGCTCAGGATGGCAATTCAGGCGCTGACTCGAAGCGGCCTCGGGCAATCAATGCCGGACACAGCGCAGCGCCTTCGTGTCGTTGTGGACGCAATCACATCCGGTATCACGCTGTCGACCGTCACAAACGTTGGCGCTGTCGCAACAGTAACCAACCAAACCCAGATCGGCGGCTTGGCGGCTACCGAGCAAATCCCGTCTCTCATGCGCCTCGGCGCAGACGCTTCACGTAACAACATCATTGTCAACTGACCAACTTTTCGCATGCCTACGACCAACGGAAACCGAAAGATTCTCGACCTCAAACGCTGGGAGTTTCTGACTCCTTCGCCGAACTCCACCGCTGCTGCGACGTTCATGGTGTCATCCCGACATTACCGGCAGCAACAACTTCACGTTCTCGGCAACACAACCGCCAACCTTTACAGTCCGATGGAGGACGGATGGATTGCTTTGCCGTCTCCCGGCCTTGCCGGAACTTTTGGCGCGGGAGCTTGCGGAGTGGCTGGATCGTTTTCTACCGGAACTACGGTGGCTGCGTCCAGCTTGACGGCCACGGCTGGAACAGTGTTAAGCATCACCACCAACCAAAACCTTCAGCGGGATTTGCGTGGTTACACCGTCTACTTCGTGGGCGGCACAAACGCTGGTCGGGTCAAAACGATTGCTTCCAACACCATTGGCGCAAATTCAGTCATCACGTTCTCAGGAGTCGAGGCCGTAGCTTTCGACGCAACAAGCCAATACCGCATCATAGCCCCGGTTTTCTACGTTCTCGGCGCTGGCACTTTGGCGGCAGGGTCATTCCGAAAATACGACTTCGCCACCAACACTTGGACGACGCTGTCAATTACTGGCTTGCCCGCCAGCATCGGCACCGATGGCCGACTGGTTTCTACTCCGTCGTGGCTTAATTCCGAATTCAAGTCGTTTGCCACCGGAACGGCAACGGCAGGGACTTCAAACACGTTGACGAACTCAGCTAAGTCTTGGACCATAAATCAGTGGTCCAATAGTCAGGTCCGAATCACGGCAGGCACTGGTCAGGGACAGATCCGAAGCGTGGCGAGCAACTCTGGTAACGCGCTTACTGTTTCGGCCAACTGGACAATCAACCCTGATGCCACAAGCCAATACAGCATCGAAGGTAATGACGATTACATTTACTTCCTCGGCAATGGTGCAATCGCCATGTACCGCTACAGCATTTCTGGCAACACTTGGACGACCCTAAGCCCTAGCGTGGCTCGCAGTGGCTCTCCTGGCGCTGCCCTAAGCGGATCATGGATTCACAGCGTCCCCGAATCTGACTGGAACAACGAAAATTCGATCCTGAACGGAAGGTTTATCTACAGTTTCCGTGGAGCTGGCGGTGCCTTACTCGACCGTTACGACATCGCGCTTAATACTTGGGCGGCAATCCCTTATTCACCCGCTGTTGAAACATTCAATGCCGGTTCAAAGTACGTCTACAACAAAAACCGCATTTACATCACCAAAGAGGCTACTGGTCGATGGTTTGCTTTCGATCTTGCCGAGCAAGCCATGCAACCGTGGGGAACAACCACTTACACCCAAGGAGCGGCAGTGCTTGGCGACACCGCGTTTGACGTCACCTACAAGGACGGCGCAACGGAGATTGACTACATCTATTTCCTCCTCAACACCTCGACCGTTTTGCTGCGGGAAATGGTGATTTAACCCATGAATATCCCAGAACTTAAAGCGATGCTTCAACGTCGCATTGTCTACCTCGGGCAACTTCGCAACTCGGCCGTGGCGATTGGGGACATTGCCCAAATCGACAAGATCGACACTGAACTAGCCGAGACTCAGGCGACGCTGAACCAGCTTGAGACGCTCTAATGCTTCTCACCATTCTTTCAAACCAAGGCTCTACGCCATCCAACAAGTTCTGGATCAAAGTGTCTGGAACTTGGAGGGAGGCTATTACTTGGATCAAGATTTTGGGCGTTTGGAAGCAGGCTGACCCCAAGATTAAAATTGCAGGAATCTGGAGATAAGAGGACTGTTTTTATATGAGCTGCACCACCCCATACGTCGTCAACATTCCTGGCCCACGCGGCGCGGCTGGAGCGAATGGAACCAACGGTACGAACGGTGTTGATTCGTTCACCTACACGACCGCTTTATTTTTGGTTCCAGCACTTGGAGCAAACGTCGTTGTTCAGGTTGGCAACAGCTCGTTCCTGCCGGAATCGATTCAAGGTCAGTTTTTTGTTTCCGTTCAAGGGTGCGGATACATGCAGGTTTTGGATGTCGTTGGGTTGAATGTTACGCTTAGAAACCCAGCGGCAGGAGTTCTTGGTGTTGCGAATGCGATTCCAACCACTCCGATTCCTTCCGGTTCGCTCATTACTCTTGCTGGAGCTGTTGGGCCGCAAGGTTCACCTGGTGTATCCGGCGGCGCTCCGGTTGGAGCATCGTACATTTGCCGCACTGCGGATGGAACGCTGACAAACGAGACTGCTCTTGATTCATTGGCCGCTGGATACGTTAAAACTCAAGGGTCGAGCGGTTTTGGCGCGGTTTCGACGGTTGCCACGATTCCTATTGCCGATGTCACCGGCACGGTTCCGATTGCTCAAGGTGGCACCAACCTTACGACCGCTCCCGCTAACAAGATTCTGGTCGGCGACGGAGCGGCTTATCTCCAGAAGGAGATTGTCGGAACGGCTCCGATTGTCGTTACGAACAGCGCCGGAAACATCACGCTGTCAGCTCCGTTGATTGCTTCGTTCAACTACGTCACGTTTACGCGGAGGGTGACTGGTCTTGGAGCGGCAAATGCGCCAAATGTCAGCCCAACTTCGGGAAGCAATCCGTACAGCACATCCGTTTACACCACGGCGTCTTACGTTGGGCTAGATTCAGCCTCTGGATTTACGGCATCAAGTGGCCGATTTACGGTTCCGTACATTGGCTACTACAGGATAGACGCATACTTTAACCTTGATGCGGTATCAACAACCGCAACTGTCACTGTCTTTCTTAGAAGGAACGCCTCTGATATTTTAGTGTCAAAATCGTTCAACGTGACAAACAGTGGATACCATCCAATATCTCTTACTTACATTGATCAGGCGACAGCTCTAACCGATTTTTACGAGGTATTGGTTAGCACGGACCACAATCTCTACGTCGATCAAGGCTCCTCATTCTCTGTCCAGCGTATTCAGGCTTAAACCATGAGCGAACGCGCACCACGAAGGTACACGGACGGATCTGTCACCTTTGAGGGTGGCGTTGACGCTGGCGTGATGCCGTCTGAGGTGGACAAGAATCAGGTGGCGTTTGCGGTCAATGCCAGCTTCCGACAGGGGTTTGTCTCATGCCGACCCGGCTTCGTTCAAAAGGATTACGACCTGTGCGTCAGCATTACGGCTGACAACGATCAAATTACCGCTGACCAGACGAACGTTACGGCGGACGGGTGGGCAGAAGAGTGCTACGGACCTCAGTCGCTAGCCGGCACGTTTCAATGTGCGCTGCCTTACATTGCCGACGATGGACGCACGTTCATACTGATGCTGATCAGTGGTAAAGTGTGGCTTTACAACTGCCTTCAAAATACCGCTCAGAATCTGTCGGTTTCTCCAAGTCTTGAAAATCCATCCAACCTGCTTGATGGCTGGATGGTTCAGGCTGAAAACTTTGTTGTCATTCAGGATGGATTCAGTAAGCCACTGATCTTCAACGGCACGAATCTGCGCCGTTCAAGCGATGACGAAATTAAGACCGGCAAGGTTATGGCCTACGTCAATGGCCGCATCTGGTACGCACTTCCAGATGGATTCTCTTTCCGCGCTACCGACATTGTTTATGGGGATGGAACGCGAGCGAGTGTACTCAAAGAAACCGAGAACACCTTCCTTAATGAGGGTGGAGACTTTGCGGTTCCGTCGGATTCAGGCGGCATCACAGCGATGGCTGTCCCAGGCGATCCAGACAGCTCGCTCGGTCAAGGTCCGCTTCTAGTCTTCACGCCTCGATACGTCTTCTCGGTTCAAGCTCCTGTTGATCGTGATACATGGAAGAACTTGAGCTACCCGATTCAAGCCATCAGCTTGCTTACGAGCGGTGCGCTTGGTTCTCGGTCTGCCATTACTATCAATGGCGATGTCTTCTACCGTGCTGTCGATGGCGTCCGCTCGTTCATCATTGCTCGTCGTTCGTTCACCGACTGGGGTAACACCCCGATCAGTAGCGAGATACTGAATGTCATTGAGAACGATCAGACGAATCTCTTGTGGGCCAGTTCTGCGGTTGTGTTCGACAATCGCCTCTTGATGACCTGCCAGCCTCGGTACAATGCCGAGGGTGTCATTCACAAGGCGTTGGCTGTCTTGGACTTTGACCTAATTACGTCGATGCGGAAAAAGTTTCCGCCTGCGTGGTCGGGAATCTGGACCGGACTCAATTTGCTTCAGATCGTCAAGACTGAGAATGCCTACGGCGATCAGTGCTTCTGCATCGCTCGCGGATCGGATGACTCGATTCAACTCTGGGAAGTCACGAAGGGTAATAAATTCGACAACAACATTCCCGATGGTAAGAAAGAAATTGAGTGGATGGTTCAGACTCGCGCCTACAACTTTGAGGTTCCGTTTGGATTGAAGCGCCTGGATTCAGGCGACTTGTTCATCGATTCGCTTGAGGGTGATGTCTCCTTCAATGTCACCTATCGACCTGACCAGTATCCTGGATGGATTGAGTGGACCGACTTTGCTGAGTGCGCGACGACAACTCAGTGCCTTGATCTTTGCCCGATTACGAACTTCAAGCCGCAGTATCGCCCGAAGATGCGTTTCCCGACGCCTTCGGATCTGCCGTGCAATGAAACGATCAGCACCCCGGCTCGCAATCTTTACGAGGTTCAAGTGATGCTTAGCATCATCGGGTATTGCCGGATCAAAAGCTTGCGAGTTCATGCTTACGATGTTCAGGAGCCGAGTGTTGGCGATTGCCGCACGGCATTCCCTGCATGCACTCCGCTCGATGTTTGTGACATCAACCCGCTGATCTACACCTCGGAATCCGTCAACCCATAGAAACAGAATGCCAAACCTTACGCTCATCACGCTGACGCCCCCGAGTTTGCCTATCGGGTATTGTCCGACCAACTACCAACAGTTGGCCAACGATGTCATCAGTGGCACACAGGCGACGTTCAACAGCACGATTGGAAACTCGTTCTTCAACTTCGGTGCTTCTGTTCCAACGCTGAACAATCAGGTTTACCCGTGGCTTGATAACAACGGTAACTGGTGGGTCTTTCAGGGTGGATATTGGTCGAGACTGAATCCTGTCGCCGCAAACAGCAGCGAACGCCGCATCTTTGTTGGGACGAGTGCCGATGTTCTTTCATACGACGGCGGCGATGGAACGGTTTACTCTGGCAATCCTTACGCCGGTTCGATGTGGGCTATCGATACGAATTTCGAAGCTCGATTTCCGGTCGGCGCTGGCACGTTTGCGGCGAGCGGGGTTGTCAGCGTCAACGGAACGACCACCTCGACCGCTGTTGCCGGTGAGGACAAGCACACGCTTGTTACCGCTGAGATGCCGTCTCACACGCATCAGATTCTCGACCAGTACATCAACCTTACTCAGCGAGGATCGGCTGATACGAGTGTCTTCAGTGCAACGAATCGCTCGGAAGGAGTGGCCAACCTGTTGCCGACCACCTCGGTTGGTGGCGATGCAGCCCACAACAATCTTCCGCCGTTTTACGGTGTTTACTTTATCAAGCGAACTGGTCGAGTCTACTACACCAAATGAAGCTGATCGTCCAAGATATTAGGTCCACGATTGCTCGGGCTATCGGCGTCTGCGTCGATGACGCTCGCGTTTACGAGTACATCAATCAGGCGTGTCGAAGGCTTCTGCACAAAGGTCTTTGGGCTGGATCTTACGGACGCTTTACGGTTACAACCGTTGACGGATGCATTACTTGGCCGCGAGCGATTGAAACCATCGAGGCGGTGGCGGATTGCTGCGGCACAGGGTCTGTTCGAAACCAATGGTATGAGTTCCAAGAAACCGGATTCGGCCTGCTCGGAAGCTGCAACCCGTGCGCGGGAAAACAGCTTGTTGATCGCGGTACTGTCGTTTCATACCGCGATATGTCTGGGGGCATCAATAGTTACATTCGAGTTTATCCTGGCGATGCTTCAGACAATGGGAAAACGATAACGCTCCAAGGCTACGACGCGAACGGGCAATGGATTCGCACCCAATCCGGTGGCGTGTGGATTGACGGCGAAAAGCTGACGCTCGCGTTGCCGTATGTTCAGTCTTCCAAGAAATTTACCGCACTGACCGGCGTCATTAGGGAGGCAACAAATACCGCATCTCGGCTCTACGAGTACAACCAGACACTTTTTGCCGAGTTGGATCTGGCAGTTTACGACCCTGATGAAACTTTGCCGCAGTATCGTCGGAGCCTCTGGACTGGTCGAAACAGCGATTGCTGCACCCAGACCGTCACGGTCATCGGCAAGATGCGCCACATCAACGCGACGAGCGTGAATGACTACCTCATCCCCCCGTGTCCCGACGCTATCAAGCTGATGGTTATGGCCATTCGCAAGGAGGAGAACGATTTGATTCAGGAAGCAGTGGCCTACGAAGCCAAAGCTGTTCAAGCTGTGCAGGAGCAGACGATGCAGTATTTGGGTGACGCAGTCGCGACGATACGCATGGTAGGCGTCGGATTGAACGGCGGAGGGTTTTCTCAATGGTTCTGAACCAAAAGGATAATTTATGGCAATAGGAATTGGAGCTGCACTTTTGGGTGGAGCAGGAATCTCGGCAGCGGGAAGCCTGCTCGGCGGACTTTTTGGTGGCAAGAAGCCGAAGGTTCCTGAGTTGAAGCCAATTAACTTCGAGCAGGAGCAGACCAATGCTATCCGGCAAAACATTGCCGCGCTTGAGCCTGCCGCCAAGTTGGCCGAGAAGACCACATCCGCCGAACAGTCATTGCTTGAAACTCAGCTTCGCCGTGCGATTCCAGGCTATGACCAGATCGTTCAGCAGGCTGGGCAGAATATCGGCGCAGCCTTGCGCGGTGAGCTTTCGCCCGAGGTTTCCGCTCAAGTTCAACGCTCGACTGCTGGACGCGCTCTTTCTGGTGGATTCGGTGCTGGTTCTGGATTTGGACGTTCGCTTACAGCTCGCGACTTGGGTCTGACATCCATGCAGATCCAAAATCAGGGTCTTGCTCAAGCGCAGAACTTCATCCAGCAACAACGGACTTTTGGCATGGCTCAACCGTTCTCGGTGAGCAGCATGTTCATCACGCCGTCTCAACGGATTGGGGCGTTGCAGGAGCAACAGTCTAGAATGTACGGACGCGATTTGACTGCCGCCCAGGTTGCCGCCGCTCCGTCTCCGATGGCTCAAGCTGCTCAGACTGCCTTCACTAATTTTGGTGGAACTGTCGGTGGCGGACTGTCGCAGTATGGTCTTTCCAACGCATTGATGTCTGACTACTCCAACATGATGCGCCAAACGCCTCAAATCGATGTTCCGAATCTGATGGCTCCGCCGCCTTCAATGTCCGCCCCTAGTGTCAGATTCGGACCTTAAAAAGATCATTCTATGGCCGACCAATCTCTTCAAGCATTTCAGCTAGGTGCAAACCTGTTCGACCGCGCACAGACGCAGGCGCGGATGATGGAGCAGTTTCAGCAGCAGACGGCGGAGTCTGTGCTGCAACGTCAGGGCATGGAGCTTCAGAACAAGATTCGAGATGCTGAACTTGCCAACGGAATTTCTGAGCGCGCAAAGTTTTCCGTCGATCTTCCGAAGATTCAGCAGTGGCAATCAGCATATGTTCAATGGAACGCCAAAGGCGATCCGACTCAGCCATTTCCTGCTCCTCCTTCCGATCTTCAGAGTGCGACTGGTCTTAAGATGCTTGGCGACATGAGTGGGCCAGTTCTTCAGTCATTGCCGATGGCTCAGAATCGGTTTCTCGTTGAAAAGGCAAATGCCTCACAAATGGCAGTTCTAAATAAGGAAATTGATTTCCTTAATGAAAACGGGAAAAGCGATATTCCCCTTCAGTACAATGGTGGACTTGATCCAAAAACTCAGCAAATAAACCCTGAGTTTAGAAAAGCAATCTTTGATGCTGCCGCTCCTCTTAGGCAAGAGCAGGCTAGATTGAAAAAGCTGACGGCCATCGGCATGGCTGGCCAAAGAAATACGAAAGAAGGTCTTAAGACACTTCTTGATTCTGGAGATATTACCCAGCAGGAGTATGAGCAGCTTTTGCCGACTGCTAGGACTGAAGGTGGCGTTGTCGCCCAACGTGCAAATCAAGTTTTGGAAGGTCTTAAAAAACAGAAGATAGTTCAGACCGACGAAGACGAAATCAACGCAAAAGTGTTCCTTGGAGGACCAAACCAAGGAAAAGTTCCTGCTGACGTTTCAAAGGCTTTGACGGCTTCAAACAAAGCTGTATTAGAGTTGGATGATGTTTTCAATAAGCTCAATGCTTTTGAAAGCAAATACGGAAAAGGGTCTTTCTCTGAATATGTTGGACCTATTGATGCGCCAGCGTTTGATCTTAAAGGAAGATTTAAGGGTCTTACAACTAAAGAACAGGAAGATGCAAGAGACATACACAACAAGATTCAGCTTGTTGTTACTGACTATCAAAACAATAAGTATGGAGCAACACTTACCCCATCTGAAGAAAGAAACCTTCAAAAGGTTGTAAGCACTCCTGCGCGTAACGATTACATTCAGGTTATCTCGTCTTTCAAAAATAATCTTCGTTCTGGTGCCGAAAACAGTATTTGGGAGTACAGGTTTTCACCTGACATTCCATACGACGTTAAGAAACGGTATCTTGAGGGTGCTAGGCAAAAGTTTGGATTCGGCCAGCAGCAGCAATCAGCTCCAGCTCCTTCGACTAGAGCTTCTCCTTCGCTTCCTCCTGGCGTAACCCCACGCACGAACGCAACAAACTCAACCTCTGGAGTTATTTACACTCCGTAATTATGGGAACAATCACCACTCCATCTGGAAGGGAATACAATTGGTCTAATCCGAATCCTCCAACGGAGGCGGATTTTAAGGCCATTTTGGATTACGAGGCAGCGCAAGGAATCTCAGCTCAACCACAATCGCAAGGTCCAGCCACCATCGCCGAGATGCGTCGGCGTGAGGAGGTTGGCCAAGTCTCCGCGCTGACTCCTGCTCAGGTTCAAGAGCAGGTTGGTTCTCCTCAGCAGCTCGAACAGGCGGTTCAAGATTCAGGCAAGGTCGGAATGTTTGAGCGGTTTGGTAAGGCAATCGAAAATTTGCCGTGGGAATATGGACAGCTTGCTGAGCCTGTTGGAATGCTTGCGCCAATGGAAGGCGGTCGAATTGCTCCTTCTGGAGAGCTTACTCCATTGGCGCAAGCTGAGGCTCGCGGAATGATGCGTGGAACAGCTATGGGCGCTAGGGCTATTCCCGCTTTGCTTGCTGCCCCCGCAAGCAGTGGAGCATCTATTCCTGCGATGATGGGTACTGGCGCTCTTGCATCTGCAATAGGCGAGGCGGTCGGTCAAACAATCGAAAAGCTTTTTGGGATTAGGCAAGATGTTTCAGGGCGAGAAATTGCTGCATCTGCTGTTACTGGTGCTGCTCCAATTATTCCAGGAGGAGGTTTTCTTAAGCCGTTGGCAAACATAGCCATGCAAGGAGCTGGCGGCGTTGCTGGAGAGGCTGTTAGAACTGGAGAATTCGAACCGGGAGCTAGTATTGTCCCTGCCGCGCTAACTGCCGGATTTCAAATTCCCGGAGCAATCGCTGGTCGAGCCGGTGCTGGATTTGAACGCGCTGCCGAGCGAGCAGCCACGGTGGAGAGAATTGGGGAGGGGGTTCAACCTACGTTCGGTCAAGCGATGCCTCGTTTCGCTGGTCTTGAATCAAGAATTGAGTCTCGCGCTGGCATGCCGCCAATCACCGAGCAACTTGCTCGTCAGGGTGAGCAGATTAAAACCGCAGTTCAAAAGTTGACGGGTGTTGCAGCCGAAGGAGCTGACACGTTGACTCAAAAACTTCTTGGCGCACTGAGTGCCAATGAAATTGACGACATCGCAAACGCTTCAAGAAATCTAAAAGACGCTGAAACGATTTTGGAATCTGCTCGCGGACAAGCGCAGAAACAGGCTCAGCAACGAGCAGTAGATCAGGCGCTTCAGGCATATCAGGACACGGTGAAAAACACATTGTTCAAAGGTCAGAATATTTCCGCGTTTCGTGTTGTTCCTGCTGGCCAACAAATTGAATCGCTCGCCGATCAGGCGAAGAATGCAATCAAGGCTGAAGCAAACAGAATCTACGGACCTGCCAACGCGGTTGAAAACGATCAGAAATTCAACCTTTTCAAGCCTGTTGGAAACAACCCTTCTTTTGCCTCTCAGGCAAATGAGTTGCTGGCTCAAATTCCAGACATTCATGCCTCTGGCTTAAAAGAGGCTAGAAAGCTGTTGTCGAGAACAGAAACGGTGATGACTCCATCATCAATGGACCCGACGCGGCCTGTGACAGTTTCGGTGCCTCAAAAGGCTAGTTTGAAGGAGCTGAAAGACCTTCGAGACGAGCTTTACGATTTCGCTGATTATGCCGGTGAAGCCATTGGAAGCGGTCAACAAAGACAGGTTAAAAATCTCGCAACCACTCTTTCCCAAACGATTGCCGATCAAGCTCCAGAAGCCATAGGCGCTGAAGCTGCTGGGGCAAGAGCTGCCGGTGACGAGTTTTATGCGGCAACACGACCGAAATTGAATCTTTTCGGAGTTCGCAGGGCGTTCGCTCCAGAAAGCATGGAGCGTGGCCAGCTTGGTCAGGCAATGGTCAGCGGAGTCAAAGCTCAAGGCTTGCTTGCCCCTGAATTTGCGAACGTCGAATCACTTGTTAACACGCTGAAATCCCGTGGAGTTGCAAACGCTCCCGATCTTCAGGATGTGTACTCGTCTATCCGGTCTGGAATTGTCAGCGACGCAACAGACAAAGCCACTGGAGCAATCGACTACAAAAAGCTTGCCGGAACAATCAACAACCTAGAAACGCAGAGTCCCGGCGCACTTGAGAAGGTTGGTCTTGGATCAAAAGACCAGCTTTCCAAGTTCGTCAATTTCCTTGAAAGCACTGGCCAGAAAACTGGCCCTCAAGCGTTGCTGGACATTTTGCAGACCAAAACACCTGCCGGATTTGCTGTAGCATCTGAAGCGGTTCAGTTGCTTCCAAATGTAAAGGATGTTGGATCTGTTATTCGGTATCTTGAACGCGAGGCGGTTGCTGGAAACAAGTTGGCCAAAAAAGCGTTGATTTCGACTCGCGCTAGAGAGATTGAAGATATTCTTTTGGCCGAGACTGTTCTCGGTGGCAAAGGGCCGAATCTCAAAGGTGTTTTCAAAATAAATCGAGCTGAACAGATTCTTGGGCCGACTCTGTACAAGCAGATTGTTGACGACATCATTCCTGGCTACAAAACCATCTTAATGGCTGAACGTGCTGCTGGTGGAGGCGGTGCGCTTGTATCTGGTCAGGCTGCTGAAGAGTTGGTTGCTGGAATTCCTCAATCAGCTCTTAAGGTTGCCGCTGGAAAACCAGTTGAAGGAATCATGGGTGTAATCGGAACTGCGGTAAATGCTGGGTTCTACAATGTCGCAGCAAAGGCGCTGGCTCGCGCATCTGGATCTGCTGGTTATCGTAGCGCCGCAGATACGGCTCGAATTTTTGAGAAGTTCTCAAACATTCCTCGGGCGTCACTTTACGATGCTCTGAGCAAGTACGCTGACACCGGAGAACTTCCGAAATGAAAACCTCCCTCTCCAAAAAAGGTAACACCTATCAGGGCAAGAAGGTGACACTCAACAAGCCGTTCTACACTCCTGGCGAGCGAAAGAAGAGCGCGGTGTACGTTAAGAACGACAACGGCAATGTCATCAAGGTTCGCTTTGGAGACGCCAACATGGAAATCAAACGCGACAATCCTGAGCGCCGTAAGAACTTCCGCTCGCGGCATAACTGCGCGACGGCAACCGATAAAACGACTCCTCGGCACTGGAGCTGCAAAGCATGGTAAATTTATGGACAAGATGAAACTTGGCGGTGGCGGACGTTACGAGAAGCTCATCAGCAGCCTTGAGAAGAAGGGTGTGAGAGAGCCTCGCGCTCTTGCGGCTTACATCGGACGCAAGAAGCTCGGCAAGGCGAAGTTCCAATCGCTCGCTGCGAAAGGTCGTCGCCGTGCCGAGCGTGAGAAGGCTAACGCTTAGGTCGTCCCGTCCACGGCTTCTTCGCCGCTGCCTTATCCACGACGAACTTCTCAGGTTCCGCGTAGTTCCATGAGATGTCGCCGCCTGTGCCACGCTGGATCATAATTGATCCGGTGACTTTTCCTTCTTTGTCAGTCATACCGGAACGGTCGGCCCGTTTCGCCATGCCGAGCATGAACTTGCGCGGATTGTTGAAGCCAACCTCCTTCATCACAATCACCTCTCTCGCCCAGTTCGTCAGATCCGACGATCCGAATCCTGAGTAGGCCAAATCTGCCACGCTCTCAGGCTTGTCGTCCTTACCCTTGGGCTTGGGGAAGTGATGGACAAGCACTAGGACAACACCTGTCTCCATCATAATGGGCTGGAGAAGGTGTCGGGTGAAGTTCGCGCAGACCTCGATGTCCGCAGGATTGCCACCCATGTAGGAGAGCAGCGGATCAATGTAAACCAAGTCAGCTTTGGTTTTTCGAACGAGGCGACGGAGCATTGTGGCGAAGTCTGTTCCGGTGCGAACCGTTTCGCGGAAGAAGAGCATTTCCACGCTCCGCAATCCTCGCTCCCAGTTCTCTTTGCCGAAGGTCATCTGGGCAGCGCCTTTGAGTGCGTCATGCTGATCGGCGATGTCGTTTTCCGCCTGGATGTAAGCCACTTTTAACGCCCGGACGGGCTTGACTCCAAACCACGCTTCACCGGACGCCCACTTCATCCCCTGATACGCGGCCATTGAGCTTTTGCCGCAACCACTTTGGCCGACGAATAGAAGCGAAGATCCGCGACGTAGCCATCTGTCACCGATCAGATTGTCAGGATCGTTCTTCGGGTCGTACTCGATGATACTATCGAGCGAGAACTCCTGAGGCATATCCTGCGACTCCAGATAGTCCGTGAACGCATCCCAGTTCACGACACCCACATTGATGGCCAACAGCTTCTGCTCTTTGCCATCTCGCATCACACCGGCTAACCGGCTGAACCTGCTCGCGTTCTTGTTCTTCGGATCGATGCCTAGAGCTTCTAACTGGCGATAGACGACATCACGACGCTCGCTCCATTCCTCCTTGTTTGCCGCATCGACTCGCACCCATCCATGTAAGCTCTTGCCACCGGAATCAATGACGACGGACATCGGCAGCTTCGACTCCTTGAGGATCGTCCACTGCTCGTCCTTGGTCTTCTCGTCCATCTCGACCAAGACATGGCGGAATGCTGCCACGCCGGAATCAGAACCGCTCTCATCGAAGCACGGGTTGACGCGGACGTAAGCGCCACGGCTGTCAGGACCGTTCCACATGGCGCTGATGGGTGGCGTGAAATGATTCTTAATCCATTCGTCGCGCTTGAGGAACGTACCCTTGGAGTTTGGCCGAGTCCGACCTTCGTCGTCGCTCACGATGTCGTTGCAGATGCAGACAACTTCATCCGGCTCGAAGCAGGCTTTTAAGAAATCTATGGTTGAAAATCGGAAATCCGATTGCGGAATTGCTTGGATCTTCTGAACGACGAACTTGCCGGTGGGCGAGATGGGTGTGCCACCTTGGCCAATGCCCGATTGAGCGGATAGTAGCCATCCACGCGGCTTGTCGTGCGGCACCTTGGACGCCTGATTGAGCTTATGCGCCAACTCGTTCTGCCTCCACGGAGGGAGGCATTTCGCGTTGTACTCATGCAGAAGTGTCTCAGCATCCCCCGTAGTAAGCTCAAAACCGTGTATGAGCGCGGTTGCTACTGCGAAGGTTGCGTTATGACCGCCTTGACCAGCGACGGCTCCTGGCGTGTTTTTAAGCCATGCTCTTGCACGGTCGATCTTTGATTGGCTCATTCGATTCCAAGTTGTTTTCTCGCGAGTTCTCCAGACTTGCCAAGATCGGTCTTGGCGATTTCGGAGAGGACTGAATTTGATTTCTCTAACTTGCTGAAAAGGAGAGCAAGCTCTTTGGGAGTCATCAGGTACTTGCTCCAATGCTGGATGGCGATTGAGCGTGACTGAAACTTCGCAAAGAGCTGCTCTTGTGCGGTGATGTATAGTTTAGGGCTTCGCATCAATCAGAACGAACTTGGCCTTGAATTCGGCTTTGGTTCGAACGTAGACCTTGCTCTTGCCTTCGCGCATGTAGGCCACGCCAGCCCACTTGGTTTCTCCGATCCGTATCTCTACGTCGTCGGAGAGGAGTTCAACTTCCACTGAGCTGTTTCCTAAGTTCCTGTATTTCATCGTCTGAAGCATCGTCAAGATGTCCTGATTTGCTGCAATGCCATGCTTCATCGGCTTTTCGTTTTGGCTTACTTATCCAGCCACGGAGGATGGCATACTCGATCAATTGAGGTGCTTCCTTCAACAGTTGTTCTCGCGTGATTTCAGAGTTCATCAGGTTCAATTCGGTTGTGTCGTCGTCCTTTTGGTCGTCGCATTCCAAGGACGTTTCCAAGTTCATCGGAGAATCCACGGCGGACAAGCCACTCCTTGTACTTTCGGTCGATGTAATCAACGTCGATTCTTGAAGGCGATTCGTCTGCGTCCGCCATTCGGATTGATGATGGTTTGTTTAGGTTCGTCATTTGTATATCTCGGTTATGTGTTTGTATTGTTTCTCGGCTTGGCCGCAGTGGTAGCAGAGGTCATGCCCCCCGTCACAACCGCAGCCGACAGTCTTGAAGAGAACTTTGGCCAACCATTGGTACTCTGCGATTGCCGCTCGAAGTGTCTCAATGTCGGTTTCTTCCGCTAACAGTTTTGTTGGTTCGCTCATTTTTAATCTGGCATTTGGTGTTTGATGATGACGACTCTTGAAACGCCATGAGGATCAAGGTCGTTGAAAAAAGGCTAGGTCGGATAAAGGCTTACGGTCAGGCTTTTCAAGGCGAGAACCTGATCGAGATAGATCCTCGTCAGACCGAAAAGGAACGGATTGATACGCTGATCCATGAGTTGCTTCACCTAGCGAAACCTGAGTACGAAGAGGAGGAGATAATCCGAATCTCGCGCATCGTTTCAGAGCATGTTTGGAAGTCTGGTTATCGGCGAATTTATCGGTGAATCACCTGCCGCCGCCCATTGCATAGTGCAGGATCAGAAGCGCGTCGCAGTTGTTGAGCGTAACGTCGAGGTGCGGGTATAGCTCCTGAGCCTTAGACCTCAGCTTTCGCTTCCATTGAGGTCCGGTGTCGCAAGATTTGCGTCCGCCAAGCCCAAGCGGTTCTTGCCATATCTTCGGCTCAACGCGGTGCAGCGCGTAGCCTTGAGCGTAGGCCAATCCTTGGATGATGCCGTAGTTCTCATGGAGTGTCGCCATGCTCGCGTGTGATGTGAGCTTGGACACGAACTTCGGCACCTTCTCAACCCAGAGTTGGCTATCTGCTAATTTGAACTCCATTAGTAGTTTGGCCATGTCGGGCAATGACTCAGGCATTGAGAAAAGGAAGATGCCATGTGGCGAACTCACGGCGACGCCGCCGCCAACGCCTGGATCGACCGCAACAATTTTTTCGTTTGATTTCATTTTAATAGCAAAGGACCGTTATTTGTTCCGCCGCGATACGCACGGCGCTCTTGGTTTCACCGCCATCGCTCCATTTCTCAACCTTAACACGGCCTTTGACACGCACCAAAGCGCCGTTCTGAATCTCGATAATCTTCTCCGCAACTTGTCCCCATGAGGACAGTTCGAATTGATCGTAATCTTCGTGAAACCTACCGTCCGCATCCGTCCAGTGACGAGCGACGGATATAACGCGCCGCACCATAAGCGCACCTGTCTTAGTTTCGGTTTGGCGACTGATGCCTCGGAGTTCTCCGATCAGATAAACCACGTTCTCTGTTGGCGTGGCTGTTTCGTTTGTTGTTGTAATTGATGCACTCATTGGAAGACGCAACCGAGTTGACGGTAGCATTCCATTCGCTTCTTTGCGTGGTATGCTCCGATGGGGTGGAACTTGTCAGAAAAGTCCACGATTGTCGCACAGTTTTTGGAATCTGTTTTCCGCAGTGCGCGACTCGCTCGCTGGATCGTCTTTTGTGATGACCGACCGCCGCTGACCATGATGAGTAGTTCGACATTCGGAAGATCGAGTCCTTCGTCGGCCAATGATGTGGCAATCATGGTCCGCAAGTTGCCAGCCTTGAACTCCTCCATCGCCGCCTTGCGCTGCTTCTTGCCGATCTTCGAATGGACGAGGAGTGAACCGGGAATGCGCTTTTCGTAGTCTTCACCCAACGTGATGCGAGGGATAAGGATGAGCGTCTGCATGTCGCCATACTCCACGGCGTAGTTGATGGCGTAATCGTTGCGTTCACGGTTCTCGCAGATGCCGATGTCCACAAGCGATTCCCAGGCGCACATGCGTTTTAATTCGTCGTCACTTATCCGCATATACCGCCGTCTTGTTACAAACAGCCGGTCGATGTTGTCGTCGATCTTCTGCTTCAGATTCAGATCGGTTGCGTCGGAGAGTTGAAGGTAAGCGTCGGCCAATGAATCGCCGATGTCGGTCCGTTTGATTTCGTAGGTGCGATTGCGGAATAGCATCCGTGTTACGGCATTCCGGTCTGGGTCGTCGCCCCAAGGAGTTGCGTCAAAGCCGTAGCGAAAGCCTTTGCAGGATTCGATGATGCGTCGCCATCCGGCAGCAGGGCCGTGCTTCGCTTCGTCCACGATGAGAAGGTTTTTGTTACTGAAGTCCACTGATTCATGCGGACAACGGACATCCACAATCTCATCAGGCACACCGGCAACCTTCAGCGATGTGCGCGCTTGCTGGCATGTCTCGCGGGTTGGAGCGAGCCAGCCAAATCTAGCCCCACCCAAGCTATGTTGGAAGTGCTTGATGATGCTCGCGGCAATCCAGGTCTTGCCACTGCCTGCCGGAGCGATAATCAGTCCATCGTTAGTTTTGGCCCACTCGACTGCTTTCTGTTGGTATTCTCTTAGATTCATAGTTTTAGGAAATTTGTCCCCCCGACCGCCGCTTCATGGCGGCCGAAGGGTGTTGTCCGTACCACACGGTACGAATCGCTTACTAATGGGTGATTGCCCTCAAGGATGTGCTTACTTGCGTCGTATTGCTCATCTTTGCCAGCATTTCTCTCACCGCTTTTTCAGCGAGAAATCCGATCTTGATTCCCTGCTTGTCGCAAATAGCGCGAAGCTCGGAATGAAGCGTTGAGTCGATTGTGATGACTGTGCTTTTCTTTTTAACCTTCATGGTTTTTTAACCTCCTCTAGTATCGTCCACATTCTCGATGCAACCTGTCCATCTGATCCGTCTTGGAAGAACGCTGTTGCCGCTCGGTTAATGCGGTCCTCCAGTTGTTTCACCCGATCCTCCAGCTTGCGAACCTCTACGGCAAATTTGCGTAAGGAGTTTTTGTCACACGGTCCGAAAGGGTCTTCCGCCATGTACCGGAGGTGTTCTTCAATGCTCACAGCTTGGCCTCCGTAGTAAATCCGATTCCAGCTTTGTCCCACAGCAGCAGATCCGCTCGCATGGCGTCGTTCTCCTGCTCTAGTTGTTTCACCCGATCTTCCAATTTGCGGACTTCAAGGGCGATTGCGCGGAGTTTTAGTTTGCGTTGCCACCAAATTTGAACTGGTTCTTCGACGATATTCAGGATTCGTTCTTCAATGCTCACAGCTTGGCCTCCTTGGCTTTAATCTGTCGTCGGTAACGGGCAACTGTGCCATAAGATACGTCAAATTGTCGCGCCAACTCTGAGATACTGATGTTTTGCGGGGCATCGGCGATTGCTAGTTTTTTTTCAATAGGGATACGAGGGCGAGTAGGGTACAATCTGGCTCGCATTGTGTAGTTCTGCTCCTCCAGCCGCTTGATCTTCGTAATTGCATCCTCGTAGCTAAGCATATTTGCCAGACTGTTTGCTGCCGCAACGGTGCGAGAATTTTCCAACTGCTTGATGCGCTCGGTCGCAGCACGCAGCTTCGTAGCAAGTGGCTCACGATCGAGACATGACATGCTGCGAAAGGTTTTTGTTGATCCGCAACAGTACCACGGATTCCCGGAAGTATCAGTCACAGTAAGCGATGAGTCGCAATGTGGGCAGTTCACGGCTTCACCCCCTTCTCATTCCACAGCAGCAGATCCGCTCGCAATGCGTCGTTCTCCTGCTCTAGTTGTTTGATACGATCCTCCATCTTGCGGACCTCCAGAGCAATTGTGCGGAGTTGGCGGCGGTCGTACCACCAAATGTGAATTGGTTCTTCGACGATATTGAGAATTCGCTCTTCAATGCTCACGGCTTGGCCTCCTTGGCTTTATGCCACAATTGCTTTGCTGGAAGATTCTCTCCAGCTATAGATAAAAGACATTCGTCTAAGTAGTTTCCAGCTTTCACTAACCGATTGATATACTCCT